GCTGCCAATTCAGCAGGTGTATATGCCAATTCAGCATTTTTAGCTGCAAACAATTCTGCTGGTGTCAATCTAACACAGAACACCAACATCACAAATGCTGGTACATATGCCAACTCTGCTTTCTTGGTTGCTAATACACCAAATCATGTAGCAAATAGTGCTGCTAGTTATGCTAACTCAGCATTTATAACTGCCAATACGCCAAGTAATGTAGCAAACTCAGCCGCTTCTTATGCTAATTCAGGATTTACAACCGCTAATTCTGCCGCTTCGTATGCTAACTCTGCATTTTCAGCTGCTAATTCAGCTTCAGGTGCTGCAGCTGCCGGTTCTTATGCCAATTCAGCATTTGCAACTGCTAATAATTCTGCTGGTGTAAATCTAACACAAAACACTTCTATAACATCTGCATTTGCTGCCGCTAATTCAGCAGGCATATATGCTAATTCTGCGTTTTCTTTTGCAAACACCATATCTGGTGGATCTGCAATTGATAATGTTGCTAGGGCTTTAGCCAATACAGCAGATATTAAAGCAACAAGTGCTGGAGTATATGCCAATTCAGCGTTTTTAACCGCTAATACTCCAAGTCATGTGGCCAATTCAGCGGCAATATATGCTAATAGTGCTTTTGCTCAAGCAAATAGTGGTGGAGTTACAATTGGTGATGTGTTGGCTCTCTCAATCGCACTAGGATAAATAAAACACCATGTCTAAACCATCAACTCGTGCTGAACTAAAAGAATACTGTTTAAGAAAACTTGGTAAACCCGTTATCGAAATTAACGTGGACGATGACCAAGTAGATGACCGTATTGATGAGGCCTTTAGCTTCTTTGAAGATTATCATTTTGATGGTACTGAAAAAATCTTTATGAAACACCAACTTACGGCGGAAGATATTAATCGCCGTTGGATTTATGCACCAGATGCAGTTACATTTGTAACAGGTGTGTTTCCGTTTGATGATTCTAATGCTTCTATTAATATGTTTGATTTGCGTTATCAGTTACGCTTAAATGACCTCTATGACTTTACCTCAGTAAGTTATGTGTCTTATGAAATTACAATGCAACACATAAGAACTTTACAACTGTTATTTTCTGGTACACCACAATTTAGATTTAATCGCAAACAAAACAAAGTATTCCTTGATATAGATTGGACAAGAGATGTTCAACCTGGCCAATATGTTGTTATTGAATGTTATCGCACATTAAATCCATCTACCATTACCTTAACTGGCACTTGTGCTACAACGGCAGGTTCAAATACGGTAATAGGTACTGGCACCGTATTTGACCAACAACTATTAGAAAATGATTTTGTTAATTTTGGTACAGAATCATTACAGATTGCTAAAATTAATTCACCAACATCCATTATAGTTCGTGGACCAGCTGCTACAACTCAAGCAGGTGCAACCATGACAGCTGATGGTTACTCAGATGTATTCAATGACCGTTTTCTTAAAAAATATGCTACTGCATTAATCAAGTTACAATGGGGTAACAATTTAAGTAAGTTCGCTGGTATACAAATGCCAGGTGGTGTAACACTTGATGGTGTTCGCATTATGACCGAAGCTCGTGAAGAAATTGAAAAACTTGAAGAAGAAATGCAAATTATCAATGTATTGCCTGGCGAGATAATGATGGGTTGATAATGAATGCCTACCAATTTTTATTTTAATCCATTTCCATTAAATCAAATTACCAGCGAGCAATTGCTGGTGGAAGACCTTGTCATTGAGGCCATGCAAATCTATGGCATGGACATTTTTTATATGCCAAGAAGTTCTCGTGATTCAGTAGATTTATTGTATGGTGAAGATACATTAAAAACATATACTTCAGCTTTTGCACTTGAAATGTACCTTGAAGATGTTACAGGTATGGAAGGTGAAGGTGATTTTATGTCCAAATTTGGGCTTGAAATCCGAGATGAGTTAACCTTTTTAGTTTCTCGCCGTAGGTTTGCATTTACTGTAAATCAACTTCGACCAAATGAAGGCGATTTGATTTATGTTCCTATGCTACAAAATTTCTTTGAAATTACCTTTGTAGAACATGAAAATGGTCAGGCCATGTATTACACATTAGGTCGTGGTCGTGGCGGAAATGTTTATGTATATGCATTGAAGTTAAAACAATTTGTATTCTCTAATGAAGTTGTTGAAACAGGCAATGCTGAAATTGATGGTCAAATCAGAGATGCATACCCACGCACACGCCTCACACTAAACGCTGGTGGTTCAGGTGCATTTGTTAATGATGAGATTGTATTTGTAAGTCCTGATGCCACATATGCTAATGCAACAGCACAAGCTATTGTTCACAACTATGTAACTGGTAGTTCCGTTGATGTTTATAGAGTTAGAGGAACATTTACTACTGGCACATTAAGAGGTAAAACTAGTAGTGCGGCTTGGGGATTAAATACTGTTTCTGACACCTCAACAATGGATAATGCCTTTGAAGATATTGTAGATAATAATCGCATTGAAACCGAATCAGATGCTATTATTGATTTTACAGAACACAATCCATTTGGTGAAGCTTAATGTTAGGTAATGCACACTTTTATAACCGAACGATTCGCAAAATTGTTGTTGCGTTTGGTTCTATGTTTAATGATATTCTTTTGACTCGTTATTCAAAAGATGGGTCAACAGCATATGAAATTACTAAAGTACCTTTATCATATGGTGCAAAAGAAAAATACTTAGTTCGTTTACAGTCTGACCCAAATCTTACAAAGTCTATTGCAACAACTGTACCTCGCATGAGTTTTGATTTGGTTGGAATGACATATGACACCACAAGAAAACAACAATCTACACTACAAAACTTTGGGTTTAGTTCTGGTTCTTTTAGAAGCCAGTATGCACCCGTTCCATATAATTTTGATTTTAACTTATCAATCTATGTTCGTAACACAGAAGATGGTACACAGATACTAGAACAAATACTGCCATTTTTTACACCAGATTTTACAGTAACAATTGATTTCATTAGCCAAATGGATCAAAAGTATGATATGCCTGTTATTCTCAATTCAGTAAGCCCTGAAGTTGATTATGAAGGCGATTTTATGAACACTCGTTTAATTATTTGGAATCTTACATTTACTGCAAAGGCATATATCTGGCCTCCAGTATCCGCTAATAATTCAAGTAAACTTATTACTAAAGCCAATACAAACATATTTACCGATTCTACTAATTTGGATGCACAAAAAGTATATGTTAATATGGCAACAGGTTTTGGAGTATATACAACAGGTGAAGATATTATAGTTGAAAAGCGAGGTGTAACAGGTAAAGTATTATACTTTAGTAATACCGCAGACGGTACATTGGTGTTAACAAACTTGAATAAAAAAGTTCAAGCAAATGATAAAGTAACTGGAGTTTATTCCAATTCAACTTTTACCATTTCAACTGTATCTCAATCAGAAACAAAAGCGGTAGCAATTGTAATAACACCTAAACCACCAAATGCAAATGGAAATGGTCCATATGGATTTGAAGAAACCTTTACTGAATGGCCTGACACTTTGATATGAAAAAATTGAACGACAACTTATCTGAAATCTTTGACATTGAACCAATGAAACAAACAGAAGTTTTGCCTGCGGTCAAACCAACCACAGAGGTAATTGCCTCCGATGAAGTGGAAACTGACGCAGCTTTAGCAAGAAAAAACATTAAAGGTTTACTAGATAAAGGTGGTGCAGCCATAGATAATCTATTGTTAGTTGCACAAGAATCTGAGCACCCACGAGCATATGAAGTTGCCGCTAATTTTATTAAAACATTAGGTGACTTGAACAAAGACTTGTTAGAGATTCAAAAACAAAAACAAAGCTTACGACCAGTTGAGATAAACAATCAATCTATTAATGTTGAGAAAGCAGTATTTGTTGGATCTACCGCAGAATTACTTAAACAAATTAGAGAGAATAAATAATACCATGGAACAATTAATTGAACAAATGAAAACAATTTTAGGTACAACCTTTGGGTTGTATTTTAAGGCACACTCATACCATTGGAACATTGAGGGTCCTGATTTTGCACAATACCATGATTTTTTAGGTAATTTTTACACTGGCGTTTTTGCCAATGTTGACCCAATCGCAGAACATATTCGTGCCTTAAATTCATATGCACCAGTATCATTAAGTAGAATGTTAGAACTATCTGATATTGAAGAAACAGATACCGTTCCATCAGCATTAACAATGTTGTCAAATCTAAAAAATGATAACGAAAGATATATGATGCATTTGCGTGCTGGTATTGCCGCAGCTGAAGGTGCAAATGAGCCAGCCGTTGGTAATTTTCTACAAGACATTTTAGACCAACATCAAAAACAAGGTTGGATGTTAAGAAGTTTTACAAAATAATTGAATGAATAATAATGGTTATAATGGTAATGCAAGTCTAAAACGTGCAGGTATAGATTTATCTTATACCGAAAAAGAAGTTTTAGAGTTAGCAAAGTGTGTTGAGAATCCAACTTATTTTATTGATAACTATTGTTACATAGTTACACTAGACCATGGTATTCAACCGTTCA